CTTCCAATTCCTTGACCATTAGGAATGATAGTTCCATTCTGAGATGGTACAAATATTTCTCTGCCTCTTTCACCTACAAGATACGAAGTGCCAGCATTAACCATGCCGCCATTCGCTCTTGCTCTTGATGTTTGAAAACCAACTCCAGTTGCAGGTGTAGTAGGTGGCGTAGGTTTACCACCAAAACTAAAACCACCCATGAAGTTTTCAAAGCCTTGTTGCAATGGATCAGTCAAAGTTCTACGCAAAATAATGCGAGCAATATCAGTCAAAATACCATTCAAAATATCTTGATAACTCTTTGCTTGCATAATGGCATCTTCAAAAGCAGATGACATTGTTTGCCCTAAAACTTTATATGTCTGATCCATATTTTTACTTGCTTCATCAACTGACATTAGTTGTTGATGTTGTTTTTTTATGGCTTCAGAAATTCTATAATCAACTTCTCCTTGTTCATATCCAGCAGCGATTAAATCTTCTCGCAAAGCAAGCAAATCTGCTTGAGCCTTTTGAAATTTTTGTAAAGGGTTATCTGTCGCATTGATTAAATCAATATATCTTTCAAGTAAACCATTTTCATTTTCTCGCATTGCATTATGTTCTGCTCTTGCGGCTTCTAAATTTCTTAATGCTGCTTCTGCATTTTTTGCGGCACGTTCTTCTACTTGCATCTGTTCTTGCTGTTGTTCTTTTAATTTTTTTGTTGCATCGGTAATATTAAGTAAAAGTTCTATTTGCTTATAATCTGCGTTATTTGCTACAGCCCTTATAAGAGCAAGTTCTTCTGTTGTATTTGTAAGAGTTAAATATTCATCATTCAAAGACTTTATTAGTCGTAATGTATCTTCTTGTGCATTTTTTGCTGCAAGGTCTTCTTCTTGCATTTGCTCTTGTTGTTCTTTGAGTTTTTTTGTTGCATCAGTAATATTAAGTAATTGTTCTATTTGTTTATAGTCGGCATTATTTGCTACCGCTTTTATCAAAGCGAGTTCTTCTGTTGTGGTTGTGAGATTTAGATACTCGTCATTTAAAGACTTTATTAGCTGCAATGTATCTTCTTGCGCTTTTTTTTCTGCTTCATCTATTTTCTTTTTATCTTCTTTTATTTTTGTTTGTTCTGCAATAGCAGCAGTCAAAGTTTTAACATCTCCAATCTGAATTGGATTCGCACGAAGATCCCTTGCTTGCTGTACTGCAATTTCTTCTTTTGTAGAAAATAAAGCTACATATTCTTTTTGCAGATTTTTAATTTGATCTGATAACTTCTTTGCGTTGTCGGCAGCAGTATTATCTTTTTCACTGCTAAACTTTATTTGTTTAGTAGCTGATGGAGTATCTGGTGTAGCAGCAGTTTTTTTTCTAGCTTTAATTAGTTCATCATAAAATGCTAATTGTTCTTTAAGACTTATAAGACGATCTTCCCTGCCTTCTTTGCCTTTAAAAAATTTATCAATAGCTCCTAGATTTTTTAATTCGCCCTCAATCTTTGTAATTTCTTTTCTAAGATTTGCTGCGTTTTCTTCTGCTGAAGTAAATGGGTTAGTAAGACCAAGTTTTAATTTGGTCATAAAACTTATTTGCGCTTTTTCAGCAGCAATTATTTCTTCCATGTATCTATTCAATACAGGTATTACATCATTAGCAATGCCTTTACCTAAGCTTTTAAATAAGACAGTCATCCTGTCTACGTTATCATTGAACTCGGCTGCTTTCTTTGCAGCATCAGGCATTACTACACCACCAAGTGATTGCAGTTCATCTCCCATATCTTTGAGGCCTTTGCGACCTCCATTAAGCATAGGGATTAAGTCTGCACCTGATTTACCAAAGATTGCAGTTGCAACAGCAACTTTACTTGCGCCATCTTCGTATTGAGAAAAAGCCTCTGCTATATCGCCAAGCAAGGTCTCTGTTGATTTTAATTGACCACTTGAGTCTCTAACAGATACGCCGATAGCTTTGAATGCTTCATTAGCACCATCACCACCTTTGCCAGCTTCAACTGATGCCTTGCTTAATTTAACAAGTGCAGTTTGTAAACCATCTATATCAACGCCAGAAAACTTTGCTGCGTAAGCCAACTTAGATAAACCATCACTAGCAATACCAACCTTCTGAGACATCTCATCAAGTTGATCCATTGCATCAATCTGACCTTTTATAAATCCAACAAATAGATCAGCAGACAAATACGCAGCAATTCCAGCACCTAATGTCTTAGCACCACCCAACATCTTCTCAAAAGATTTATTGGATGTAGCAGCAGCACGTTCCATTGCCACTCTGAATTGAGCAGTCTCCGCAGTAAGATTAACGACGAGATCAGCTAATGCCATTATTTTTCCTTACGATACGGTTTGCAAACTGTGCTTTTAATACATCAGCAGCTTTTGGCTTTGGTGGTTCTTGTGCTTTGAAATAGGCTACCCATTCGGTCAGTTCTGCACTGTCCATTCTTCGCAACATTTCACCGACCGGAATTCCTAGTTTTAAAGCTAGGTCAAAATAAAATCTTCGTTCCGGTCGGAGCGTTAGTTTTTTTGCAGATCATCCAAATCAGTCTGCGTCAAACGATTGAGTCTTTGTGCGACTTTTACGCATCGCTCAAGAGCAGCAACAGATTTTTCACCTAGAGCCTTTACATCTTGCTCAGTAAATAATCTATTGCCTTGCTCATCAACCGCTGTCGCAACAACAAGTCGTGCTCGGATATTTGAGAGCGCACCATCTTTGCTTTCAACAAGATGTTGTTCCCAAGCATCACGAGCATAACCTGTCATTGCGCTAATAATTACTTCACCTCCCCATTCAGGAACACTGACAACTTCTTTCTTTAAGTCGTCAGCCTTCAGAATGGCATCTTTGTTTAGAATCGCCATTGATTAAGTCTCAGTAATTGAGCCAGTAATTTCCAGAGTTACGTTTGCTTCAACTACGCCATCAACTGCACCAGACACAGAGAAGCCTGTGATGTAAGCATTGAATGACCAAGTTGTAGGTGATGTATCAGTGAAGATCAACTGGAATGGTGTCAAGGTTCTAGCTGAACGATTAGTACGCAGCAGATCATGTTGCGTATCATCAGGCAAATAATTGATTGTGAAACTCAACTGGCCTTCATCCTGCAAGCCCATGCGCTTTTCTTTTGCAGTTGAAGATAGATCAGTTACATCAATCACAGCAGCAGAGCCACCGGGTCCAGTGAAAGATTTAACTTCTTTGATAGTGGTATAGGTAATTGGTGATGCACCTGTACCAATTTTTAGCAGAGTGCCTTGTGCTTCGATTGCATTTGACGACATTTTATTGCCCCTTTCTATTTACGCCAGACATAAAAATCCTGTGTAACTCGATAGATTGTTACATCAGGCTCAAAAAAATCTTGATCTGTTTGCAGCAATCCCTTAAATGTTGCTGCTTCCATTGCTGTTCTAACTGATGCCGCAAGTGTTTTAGCGGCTGCATAAGTTTCAGCATAGCTGTCTATCTGAAACCTAACTTGGTCAATCGTAGCACCACCATTCAATGTATTCTCAGGCGTGCTTGAAATTCTTGTAAAGACTATTGAAGGGTAAGTAGGATTCTCAGGCATGAGCAATGGATAGCATCTATTCGATACTAAACTTTTCAGTGCATCAAAGACCTGTTCTTCAATCATTATTTAACTCTCAATTTTTTATATCTGTTTGCAATTCTTCTTATAGACTTTGCCAAAGATAATTTAATTGATTCAATAATCTCAGTTTTCTTCCCATCAAACGCAGGTCTAATAAAAGGCCTTGCTGGCATATTCTTAGTTCCGAATTCTGTAAATCGCCAGTAAAAAGCCTCGCCATCAGTTTCATAACTTTTACCTGCGCGACCTAATCTGTAATTCTTTCTGTTTCGAACATATCTTTTTTTCTTGCCATTTCTTACGCCAACTATATAAGTTGCTCTACCACTATCTGATTGTTTCTTTGCGTAATATCTATAAACATTGTCTCTCAATTTTCCAGTATCAAC